TATGAATACCGCTATAACGCAGGTATTGGCGGTCATACAAGAACGACACCGCTTGGCAAATCTTCTATTGGTCCTTGGGGTTCTCAAAGATGGGTAGAAGATTACATAAACAAGAACTACATTCTAGGAGAGGAATAAATGAACGAGCAAGAAGTAAACAAGAAGTTTGATGACCTAGTACAACCAAAGATAATTCAACAAGTTATCAAACAAAAGAGGGAGCCAGCAAAGTTTCCTGAACTGCGATACCTATGGGGTGTTGCTTTACTGGGAAGTTTTGTCCTGATTGTTATTAGCGCTGTTATTAGCACTATTCTCGAATCGCTGTAATCCGCAAACGCAGATGACTCGAGACTCAAAGTATGTTGGATTAGGAACGGGGATTACTCGGTAACAATCAGCCGAGTGATTCTCGTTTTTCCATATATCGTTCGGGGTCATAAATAGTTATCGCCTTCGCAATTAGATGAGGTTGTAGAAGTTTGGCGTGATGTCCACAAAAATATAACTCACCACTTAAAAATGTTGCTCCGACTTTAGCCTTGGCTCCACATCGGTCACAGACTTCAAACACCTCCATGGGTGCTAAGACTGAGCCTTTCATTTTTTATTCTTTTTCTCAGGCGGGTATTTTTCAATCCGTTCTTTGATTCTTCCGTCTTTGTATAAACGAACAATCCAGCCATCTTTAATCTGCATTGGATTAAAAGAGTGCTTTGTTTTGCCGTTTCCTTTAGACATTAAGCCTTTCGCTCCCATCGGGTGCCATCTTGAACTAAGCCATCATTGTCGCCATCTTTGGCGTTCTTCTTAAAACCTTTGCTAATTCTATCCTGTTGCCAAGCGACATAACCGATAGTCATACTCATCATCAATACAACTGCTAGAACAATTCTCATTTTCTCTTCCTCAATAACTCTTCGAAATCTTTTTTCTTGGTTCCACCATCGTAAGCCCAAGCGTAACCTTTGTTTACTAATTCCATATTGAGAGAATCAGTTTGTCTGTTGATAAACAGCCATCCGAGAATTCTCCCATATTTTTCTGAACTGTCTACTTTCTCGGTTCTAATAACAATATCGGTTGCGCCATTCAAAGCCTTGGTCAAATACTCTTTGACTTCTTTACCTAGAATCTTCTCTCTTGCATCTGTTGTCCGAGATTCAGGAGTGTCGATTCCAGCAAGGCGAACTCGGGAGGTAAAAGAAATATCAAAACCTAAATCGATGACCACATCAATCGTGTCGCCATCAACGACTTTTAGAACTTGTTTGACTCGGTACTCATACATTACTTGAGGCGCCCTGCATTGGTATCTGTAACTGGACCTCCAACAATCCAAGCACGGCAAGTCCGAGCGCTCGCACATTTGAAATCAAAAGCCTCGCAATATCCCAACTCCCCTGCCTCGGTTACATCCCAAGCAGTTTGGCGGTTATCGCCTCGGGCTAATCCGCCCTCGATACATTGGAGCATCTCAGAAGTTTGGATAAAAGCGGCGCAATTTCCACATCGCTGTTTCTTGGCTTCTTCGGCGCTGACGCCCCATTCAGCCCCCATCTTCTCCCAGTAGTCATCATTAGGCAGGGATGGGTTCAAAGGACCGTAGGAAGCCGTTTCTATGGCTTTGGCACGGTTCTCAAGGTTGGCTCTTACATCCTGAGTTGCGGTTGGGCACGAAGCCTTCAAAAGTGCGGAGACTGCTGGTGTAAGAGACATGGCGAAATTGTACCCTGTGGCGGGATGATTATTAACCCCAGTTATGTTATACTAGGGGTGTCCTGAGAGGAGGACGGAATGAAGAAAGTCTACGAAGTAGAAGTCAAGGGTCAAAAACAAAAGTATTACTTTGAAACTAAAGGTGAGGCTGAGGCTTACGCAATCACCGCAACTGCATGGGTTGGCGGTAAATACAGAATCCAATCAATCTTCATCAACGAGGAGGTAGTTAAGTGATAACAGCAAAAGTTAAAAAAGAAATCGAGCGTAGAAGTCCAAACGACCCATACGGTCAGATTGAAGAATTCAATGTCGAGTTCGAGACCATTGGCGAGATTGAGCATTTCTTGGCTTACAACAGGGCTTACATCAGAAGCATCGAGTTCAAAGGCAAGATTGAAAAGGAGGAGGACTAATGAAAGACGAAATTACAATCGCAGGGGTGAAGGCTCATACCATCGCCCGACTACTTGAGGAATATGCCAACTCAGAGGGTGAAGGCAGACTTCCATCCTATAAGCGTCAGGCTTGGAACATAGCCCAAGATTTGAAAAAGGAGGCAGGGGAATGAGTAACTGGCTAGACAGAATCGTGGTTTTAGGCGTCGAGGTCTCTAAAGAAGACTTGGACAAAATCAAAGAAATCATTGTTGAAAAGGTGAATAACTAACCCCAGTATGATATACTGGTCTTGTTCTTAGAGAGGAGAACAAAGTGGGTCAAAGAGCGGTCAAGAAAAAGGGTCAGTACAGACTTTACAAAGTCGAAGGCTGGAGTCATTACGAAATCTACTACGGCACAAAAGAAACTGGTGTTCATGTAGAAAACATTTCTGAGAAAGAAAACTTTGAGTGGGCTGTTGGCGAAATCAATAGAAGTTTCCAACAGGCTATGAAAGAAGAATTTGGAATTGGGGTGAGCAACTAATGGGTTGGAGCGAATACCAAGTTGGTAGCAATATCTCTACAAAGAAGTTTGTTAAATATGAAGTAGGTCGTTCCTATGGAGATTCTTACGAGATTGTAAAAATCGAGCAAGGCATGGCTGAAAAAATTGGCAGAGGTCAATTCAAAACTGCGTTTTATATTGCGGTTAAAAGTATCGTGACTGGCGAAACTTATGCTTGCGTCTATTTAGTCCAGCGTAAGAACGGTCAAGTCTTAATCAAGAAGATGGAAGAAACTGAGGGACCTTGTTACTACGAGGCTTCAGTCGCCTTCATAAATTTACTAAGCAAGCCAAAAACTTTGGAAAGTGCTTGGTGGAGAAATAGATGTTTTGAAATCCAAAACACTCGGCGTCCTGAACTTGCCGAGAAATTAACTAGGCTATAAGAGAGGAACAAAATGGGTACAAGGTCAAATATAGGAATCGTAAATCAGGATGGCTCAGTAGAAACTATCTACTGCCATTGGGACGGTTATCCTGAGCATGTTGGTGTAGTGCTTGCAAAGTGGTATCGAGAAGAGCAGGTTAGAACCTTGCTAGAACTTGGTGACCGTTCTTCATTGCACCCTGAGCCAACTGTCAAAGATAGTTATGGTGAGCGTGGAGAAGTTTGTCCATCTCGCAAAAACGCTTCAATCTATGAATATGCCAAGTCAGACAAGGCTGGTGCAGAATTTGTCTACTTGTTCAAGGATGGCGAATGGCATGTTTATGAAACTATCAATCCACCATATCGCCAAACTGAAACAGGCGAATGGGAAAAGGATGGCGAATACGCAATATCGCCAAAGGGCATCATCGATGAGATTGATGTCAGGTTCAAGAAAGAAACGGTTGATGCGTAACTGGTTTATTTACTTCAAGCGTGGGAAGATTCGACTCTCAAGAGTTAGGACTTCTCATGCTTGATTGGTTAGCAATCGCTATCAGTTTAATTGCCCTAGGTTTTTCTATTAAGGCTTATCTCGATTCTAGGTGGATTGAGATTGACTGGCACTTTGATGATGACGAAGAGAAACCTTAAGTAACTCTGCAACTGTAATCGTGTAGCCCTTGGTTGAATACTCAGGGCGGTTCATCTCTCGCTTTAATCCATGCTTGGCAATAGCCAATCGAACTCTATCGGTAGGAACTGTCACTACTGAATCCTCAAGAATGAATGACCAATGGCTTGCCTTGCTAACTGAAATACCTGATGCGTACCAGCATCCAAGAACATCTGACCAACACTCGGTTTCAATATAAAGGTTGCCCGTATCTTTCCAGCGTCTATCTCGTTTGACCTCAACTGTCTCGATAGGTGCCGTTAAAAGATTATTGACTAAGACTTCTCCCTCTTGACCAAACCTTAAATCTAAATCCCAGTCGGAGCGGTTTACAGATTCATATTCCATTGATTTGATTGTCCAATCGAGATAGGTGCAAAGGTAGGTAGAACTGATTTGTTTTCATAGAGCGCTAAGAGTATTGCTTCAGCACGGTCAGGGGAAGCGACACCCCGTTTCTTCATATCAACTTTTGATTCAATAACAACTCGACCCGATGCGTCGGATGTATAGGTTGGACCTGCTAACTGCGAAAGCACAAACCTATCTACATTTAATCTGACATCCTGTTTACCATCTTTAGGTTGCATCATTTGTCTAGCGTTCCACCACATCTCAGCCCTTTGATTCTTAAACTTAGATTGGTCTTTAGGCTTCTCGGCTACATTGACTGCGATGATGTCAGCGGGTAATTGTCTTTCCTTTACCCATCTGTCCAACATAGATACAACTCCCCAACCTAATCCGATGGTATCTACCTTGACTCTAACTCGGTCTCGTATTTCTCTTTCTTGATGAATCTTGATACAGGCTTCAATCTCTCGCATAACAACTCCAGCCACATCAACTGCGTTGGCATTTTGTTTACCTGATGAGCGATGGACGATGCTGACTGCGTAACCATCTAGCCTTGCAATAACAAACTCGTCTCCACCGTCGGAGGCAATATCGACTCCTAGTTTTATTATCTTAGATTCGAGCGGTGTCTCGTTCTCTGTGGCTAACTCTGCCCAAGCAAACGGGATAACTTTGCCTGTACTTGATTTAGGAAACTGCGCCATAACACGGGCTTCAACGAATGGAGAATCCTCGCCGAATTCAGAGATAACATCATTGACCCAACTCTCATCAACAAGGTGGGTTCGGACTTCGTGGGCTTCTATGTAGTCAGGACATGAGCGACATCTACCCGTTGCCTCACCCGTAAAGTTTGGAGTGTCATAAGCGCTGATTGGAATTATGTTGTAAAGCGGACTCGAGCAGATTCTTTCAAACCAAGTTTGCTCTGTATCTGTTGGGGGGTTACCTAGAACTAAAAGTTTTGTGTTACCTCCAGTCATCAGGGCTTCAAGTGCGCCACCGATTGTGTCCGATAAACCTCCAGCCTCATCAACTACTACGAGCAAGTTAGGTGCGTGGATACCCTGAACTGCTGTCTCATCATGAGCGCTTGGACTAAATCCGTATCCGACTACTGTGCCATTTATTTTCCATTGAACTGTGTCGGCTTCCCCAGGCAGATTATTCTTTGCATGAACTCTACGAATATGCGGCCACATAATGTTTCGAACTTGTCGATGTGTAGTCGCTGTTGTAATTGCTACCGCTGTTCCTGCTGGATGGGTAGATAACCACCAAGCAACTGCTCTAGCCGCTAAGTGAGATTTCCCAGGCGCATGGCAAGCAGGTACTACCGTTCTTTTATTATTCATTAAAGAATTAAGAATCTCTTTTTGTTTACTCCAAAGAGTTTCGCCTAGCCCTTGCTCAACAAATCCAATCGGGTCGTTTTGCCATCTAGCCCAAGGGTTATCTAACTCAGCATCAAGGATTACCAATAAGGCATGGCGCTCATCAGGTGTAAGCATCGCCAGCAATTCGGCTTGTTTCTGTGAATCGCTTTCGAGGAACTTATCGAGAAGTCTCTCGGTCATAAGTTAAGCGCTCTTCGTTTTACGGGATTCGAGAACCTTGGCTATCTTCTCTTGGAGTTCTCCCATGGTGACTGTAACTCTAACCTCTGACACAGAATGAGACAAAACCTCTTGCTTATCAATCTTGCCAAAGTCTTCAGGGACTTGACGCTCAAGCCACCAAGCCGATGCCTTCCAGTCTCCCTGACTCGCCGCACTTGAGATGACTGCAACCTTTTTAGCGATTGCCTCGGCTCTAGCCCGTGTGAGCGACTCCAAAAAATCTAAATATATTTTCTCCTCGGGTTTAGGTTTAGCATCAGGAATCGTTACCAGCCTGTCCCGTTCTACCATTCCACGGCTCATCCAGTTATAGAAAGTGGACTCAGCAATGCCTATCATGGCAACTGCCTTGTTTACTGGTAATCCAAGAACAATCAAGTTAAGTAACTCTTCTCGCTTGGTGTCATCAAGAAGAACCGTTGTTCCCTGAGGTCGCCCTTTAGGTTTAGCGGGTTTCTTTTTCTCTACTGCCGTTGTCACTACAACTCCCTCTTACTTACAACTAGAACAAAAATTAACTGCCCTTATATTTCTTTTATGAACTGTGAAATTTCGCCCACAATGGAAGCATGAGGTATCGATGGAATCTCGTTCCTTCTTCTCTCGTTCGAACTTAACTATAAGTTTCATGCGATTATTCTACCTCAGTTGTACAAGCCTCAAGGGGTATAAATAAAAGTTCGGCAATATCCTTCCATCCGTTAATGGTGTTAGCCCATTCATTCAAATCTTCGGTATGAACTCTCATAGTGTGTTCGCCTACCCGAATTGTTGTACGACCCACAGGAATGTGCCCAGGCTTGGATTTTCCCCCACCCAAGATTTCGGCAACCTCTTCGGGACTAAAGCCTGTTCCCCGCAAGCCTGTTGTCGTAAGAAGTTTGTTTAACTCCTGTGGGTCGTAAGTTGCGAGGTCAGAGGTTCGATTATCAACTATGAGGATTTTGATTTCCTCAACATCATCTACATCGACCCAATGAACTGCAATCTTTTCCCATCCTAATTGAACTGCCGCTTGATATGTGTGATTTCCCGACAAGATGT